TTTCCATCTATATTAAAATTAATTTTTTTAGTATTATTAAAAGCTTCAAGTTCTGATACCTTATTCTTAAGGTTAGCTACTTCGCCATTTAATACTTCAATCATAGTTAATAATGTCTTCTTTCTTAAGAACATAATATTCCTCCTTACTTTTCTATAAAATTCATTTTAAGACCTTGCCATTTAATCTCGCCATTTACAAATTGATATGCTGGAGCTGTTCTATCTCCAACATACATTGTTTTAGTTATCATTCCACCCATTGGATCAGGGAAAATAACTGTAAAAAAAACATCACTTACAGAATTAAGTAATGTTTGTATCTCTGTCTGAGTTAATGGGCCCCATTCTAAATTTAATTTTCTCTTTACAGCAATTCTATCTCTAATAAGCTCTCCTTTTGCATTTCTGTTAGATTCTCCATCTAAATCAGACACAGTTACTTCATATGTTTTAGGGGTAGCTATTTGTACCCCATTTATACTTATCATACTACCCCTCCTATGTTGGTATTACTGTTATATTTCCTTGTCTTTGCATTTTTCTAAGTTGCTTAAGTGCTACTTTACCTATTGTACTTCCATCTATTTGTAATATTATATTTCCACTTCCTAATCCACTACTAACATCTTTTGCTCCCATTTCTCCTAATAATAAACCAGCTAACTCTCTTAAGCCCCCCTTATTATTTTCTAAAGGAACAACAGCCTCTTTCCCAGCTTCTCCTACCATTGCTAAAGTTGGACTATCTATAATACCACCTTTGGCTAGTTTCGGAATTTTAGGAATAGTAGAAATGCTCACTCCTGGTACTTTGTTTATTGTCTTAATCATAGAATTAATTCCTGATATAGCTGAATTAATCATATCTATTATTATGTTTAATGGCCATTTAACTATTCCTATTAATCCATAAAATATTCCTCTAAAAATATCAATTATTCCTTGCCAAGCTCTAGACCAATTACCAGTAAAAACTCCTGATATAAAATCTATCACTCCACCAAAAATTCTTAACAATCCTTTTATAATATCAGCTATCACAGCTATTGCTGTACCTATTGAATCTACAATTAAATTAAATGCTGAAACAAAAATTGGTGATAATACATCTATTAAAAATTTAACTATTGGACTTATAAACTTATTCCATATTTCGAGTACACCATTAACTAACTTCATTATAAATTTTCCTAATTCCTCTACTACTCCATTTAAATGATTATCCCATAACCATTTAAGCATTTCTAATGCATTAGTGATAATTGGTTTTATTACGCCTTCCCATATAGTTACTATTATATTTTGAATACTTGCCATAAATCCCTTTAGATTATCAATTAATCTTTGGCCATAAGTTTCCCATAAGCTTTTTAATATATTACCTATGTCTGTCATAACAGTGCTAATAAATTCTTTTATACTATTCCATACTTCTATAACAGAGTTTCTGAAATTTTCATTAGTCTGCCATAAATAAACTATATTTCCTACTAGAATTCCTATTAATGCAGCTATAGCAACTATAGGCCAACTTATACCACCTATTGCATATCCTAAAGCATAAAAAGCTAATTGTAATCCTTCTAGTATTGATGTCCAATTAGACATTAATAAAAAACTTGAAAATGCTGCAACTATTCCAGCTATTGCTGATATTATAATAGCCTTGTTAGACACTATAGAATCTTTTATTTTATTAAAAAAGTATTTTATTTTATCAGCAAATGCTTGAATTTTTTCACTAACTTCTATAGTGCTTGATAAAAATCCATCCCCTATATC